AATTATTAATTGTATCAGGAAATGTTTTACTAAAATTAACTGAAGATGGTTTAAGAGTTTATAGATTAGAAAACTATGTAGTTAAAAGAGACAATCAAGGTAAAGTTTTAAAAATTATAATTAAAGAAAGTTTATCACCTACAACACTACCAAAGAAAATTGCAGACGCTGTTGGTAATAAAATTACAGACGAACAAAAAACTATAAATTTATATACTTGTGTAAAAAGAGAAAAAAATAAATTTTCTGTTATGCAAGAAGTCAAAGGTAAAGTTGTTTTTCAAACTTCTTATGACTTAGATAAATCACCTTTCATAGCGTTAAGGTTCAATAGAATTGATGGTATGAATTATGGTAGAGGTCACGTAGAAAGTTATCTTGGTGACTTAAAATCTTTAGAGGGATTATCACGTTCTATATTAGAGGGTTCTTCTGCTTCAGCTAAAATGTTGCTAATGGTAAATCCGTCAGGAACAACTAGAGCCAGTGCGTTAGCTAAAGCACCTAATGGTGCAATTATTGAGGGTAGTGCAGGAGACGTTTCAGTTTTACAAGCCAATAAGTTTGGTGACTTTAGAGTAGCTTTAGAAAGTATGAATAGAATAGAGCAACGATTACAGTTTGCTTTTCTATTAAATGCTTCAGTACAAAGACAAGCAGAAAGAGTGACAGCAACAGAAGTACAATTAGTTGCTAACGAATTACAAGACGCACTTGGTGGTGTCTATGGAATATTGACAACAGAATTTCAATTGCCTTACTTAACAAGTAAATTAGCTATGTTAAGGCAAAAGAAACTTTTACCTGAACTTCCAAAAGATATTGTGAAAACAAAAATTATTGTTGGTATGGAAGCATTGGGTAGAGCAAGTGATAGGTTAAGATTATTACAATTTATGTCTGACCTTGCAGGTACTTTAGGTGCTGAAACACTTGGTAGATATATTAATCTTGGAGACGCTATTAAGAAATTTGCAGTAGCAAACCAAATAGATACTCAGGGATTAATTAAATCTGAAGAACAAATCCAACAAGAAACTCAACAAGCACAGTCACAACAACTTGCCCAGTCTTTACAAGACCCTAGAGTATTAGTTGAAGCAGGAAGACAACTTAATAACTCTGGCAGTTCAGTAGGTGTAAATCCTGAAACTGGTGAAGTGTCTGTGGAAAATCAATAATAGGAGAAAAAAATGAGTACTGATAGAGTAGAAATAAACCCAGATAGTAATAATAAACCATTAGAGCAATCTCAGGAAGATTTAGCTAAACAAGGTATTAACGTAAACGAAAGTCAAGTTAATGCTAATGGTGAAAGTATAAATATTTCTGAGCCAGATAATATTACACAAAGTTCTGAACAACAAGTCAGACCTAATTGGTTGCCTGAAAAATTTAAGTCTGCTGAAGAATTAGCAAAAGCGTATGGTGAACTTGAAAAGAAAATGTCAGCACCACAACAAGAAGAACAACCAACAGAGAGTGTTGAAGAAAATACTCAACCTGAAGAAGTTCAGCAATTAGATAAATACTATGATGAGTTTATAGAAAATAATCAATTGTCAGATAAAAGCTATGAAGAACTAGACGCTATGGGTTTACCTAAAGATTTAGTTGATGGTTATATTGCAGGTCAAAAAGCACTTGCAGACAATGATGTATCTGAAGTTCAACAAGTTGTAGGTGGACAAGATAACTACGCACAACTTTTAGAGTGGTCTTCTTCTAATTTAACACAAGCAGAAAAAGACGCTTTTAATGACACAATAGATAATGGTAGTACTGAACAAGTTAAGATTGCAGTACAAGGTTTGATGTCTAAAGCAGGTATGTCACCAAATAGTCCTCAACAAAATATGTTTGAGGGTAGTGTGAATAATACTAGCACTGATAGTTTTGGTTCTGTTGCACAAGTCACTGAAGCAATGAATGACCCAAGATATTCAAAAGACCCTGCTTATAGAAAAGAAGTAGAAGAAAAACTTGCTAGAAGCACGGTGATATAATGTTAAATTTTATTTTACCTATTCTCAAAAATCCTTTAACAAGAATGATAGGTTCTAAAGTTATTGATGGAATTAATCATAAAATGGAGAAAGATAAAATAATTAGAGCAAAAGAAATTGAAGCTGTAAAAACAGTTTCTGTTGAACAAGTAAGACAACAAGAACACTCAATTAAAGATGAAATATTAACAATATTAATTAGTGCAATTTTTGTTTTTACTTTTCTACCGTTTTCACAACCTTATATGACAAAAGGTTTTGAAATACTTAAATCAGCACCAACTGAATTTTGGTGGGCAGTCCTTATTGTATTCTCAGGAAGTTTTGGAATGTCTACTTTAAAAAACATAAAAGGTAAAAAATAGGAGAAACTATGTACCACTCAGGTAAAAAAGCAAAAGGTAAAAAGCATAGCAAAAGTAAAAAACAACAATCTGCTATTGCTATGAATAAAAAGAAAAAGCTAAAGGTTAAATAATGGCTTTAACTGATAAGCAAAAAAACCTTATGAAAAAGCATAATAAACACCATAGTAAAAAACATATGGCGATTATGAACGCTTTGATGAATAAAGGTAAGTCTTTTAGATTTGCACACAGACAGGCAATGAAAATTGCAGGAAAGTAGGTGGCAAAGAAGAAGAATAATCTTCTCAATAAAATAGAACACGAGACAGCTAGTAGATTTAAAAAGACTAGCCAAAGTACAAGAAGACCTAAAATGTCTTCAATGAACAAACATAAAAAGAGAACTTTTAAAAAGGCAAATAGAGGTGGAAGATAAAAAACCATTAAATAAAATAATTCGTGAGACGAAAGGTAATAAAAAATTTAAAGTCTTTGTTAAAGATGGCGATAAAATAAAGACTGTAAGATTTGGTGACGCTAATATGAGTATCAAGCGTGATGACCCTAAAAGAAGAAAAGCGTTTTTTGATAGAATGAAACCTATACTTGCTAATGTCAAAGGAAATAAAAAACTCTCGCCAGTCTACTGGTCTCTCAGGTCGTGGAAACTCGGCACGAAAATCTCGTAGAAAGAAAAAGAAAAAAATTTCTGAAGAAGAATTTTGGAAAATAATGTCCAAAAGATTTCATAAATAAACACCACTTCTCATAAGAGGGGTGTACTTATTAAAATCTAACTTAGCCACTTACGAGTGACAACTTAGGAATGAAAGTAAATAAGTTGATAATAAATAAATAGTTATAAGGAGAAAATAAACTATGGCAAACGCTACACCAACAAGACTAGGTCAAAACCTAGCAACAGGTGACGCTAATGCTCTTTTCTTGAAAATCTTCAGTGGTGAAGTATTATCAGCTTTTGGTAGAGAAAACCAAATGATGAATATGACTACTGTAAGAAATATTCAAAATGGTAAATCTGCTTCTTTTCCAGTCACTGGTAAAATTACAGCAGACTATCATACAGCAGGAAATGAGATACTTGGCTCAACTGTAAAACAAACTGAAAAGCTAATCAATATTGATGATATGCTTATTGCTTCAACATTCGTTGCTGAAGTTGATGAGCTAAAAAATCATTTTGACGTTAGAAGTATCTTCTCAAATGAAATGGGTCGTGCTTTAGCAAAAAAAGTTGATAAGCACTTACTTCAGTTAATAGTTAAAGCGTCAAGAAGTTCTGCAAATATCAGTGGTGACACTGGTGCAGGTACTGAAATAGTAGACGCTGACGCTGATACAAATATGGACAGCTTAATTGCTTCTGTATTTGAAGCTATCCAAAAGTTAGATGAGAATGACGTTCCATCAACTGAAAGATATATGGTAGTCACACCAGATATTTACTACAAATTAGCTAATGTTGATAAACTTGTAAGCAGAGATTTCTCAGCTAACAATGGTGACTTCGGCAAAGGTTCTGTAGTAGCAATCGGTGGTGTTCCAGTAATCAAATCAAACACAGCAGTAGACAGTTATGTAAACTCTGCAACTGATAGTGCAACTGGACAAAACAACGATTACTTAGTAAATGCTTCAGACGTTGTTGCAACTATATTTCAAAGAGGTGCAATAGGAACTGTAAAGAGAAAAGACTTAACTCTTGAAAGTACTTATGACCCTAGACGTATGGGAACGCTAATGACAGCGAGAATGATGGTTGGACATAACATTCTAAGACCAGAATGTGCTGTTTCAATTAACAAATCATAATAAATAAATAACTACTGGCGTGGGAGACTACGCCAGTGGTCTTATAGGAGATATTAAAAATGATATGTTGGTTTTGTAAATTAAGAATAAAAATTGGTAAAAAATTCAACAAATTTTTAGATACCTTTTTACCTAAATAATGACAACAACAACAAGAAGCACTGAACTTGAAAGTGTAAATGTAATTCTTAGTACAATTGGGGAAAGTCCATTAAACAGTTTAAGTGGGTCTTTACCAGTAGACGGAACAGTAGCTAAAAATGTTTTATCTGAGATTTCTAGAGAAGTTCAATCAGCAGGTTGGCACTTCAACACTCACT